GACCAGTTTGTTTCAAACCAGGAAGATCAGTAACCTGAATTAATCTATCAGGGTCAGTCACTCCAATAGGATCTATAATAGGTTTCAATATAGGTATACCCTTATATCCTATACCAGTAGAAGTTCTTGCTATAATTTGAGGGTATGTTCTATATCCATTAGGTTTTCCTCCCGAACCACCAGAACCACCATCTCCACCATCATCTATTATAGGTTTAAATGGACCTATTCCTGTAGTTGGAGTTTTAGGAGGAGTAAAACATATTTCTTCACCAGTTTCTGTGTTTATAACACATACCCGATCATCAGGTCCATAATTTATACCAGGATCTTCAGGAATAATTTCATCCAACTCCAAAATAACTGGTGGACCTGCAGGAGGATCACCATCAGGAGGTGTTACTGGAGTAGGAAATCCATTTCCTGGATCTGTAATAACAACAGCAGTAACAATACCAACACCATTTATTTTCTTAGGACAAGGTGGTGGAATAAGAATTGCAGAAATACCAAGAGGATTAACTGTCCAAGGTTTACCTTGTGCTGTTCCTGTTCTTGGATCTACCTTTGCTACTTGTACTTTCTTGGTAATCTTTACAGCAGCAACAGTAGGATTAGATGAGAATGGTAAATTAAGTTGTATATTAGTTAAAGTTAATTCTACGGTTCTTTTTCCTTCAGTAACGTTAAATTGTGTCTTTGTTATGCCTTTACCAACCTCTGCCTTTGCAACTTGAACACCATCAACCTTTACAAGCAAAACATCGTCTGCTTCTGCCTGTATATCATAAGTTCCAGTCTCCTCAAAATTAACACCACTAAATGTCATTTTCCATGTCTTACCATTAAAATTGGCGATATAATCTTCATCACCATTAAATGATGGAGTAATAAATGGTCCTAATGTTCCTGATCTATAAGTTGCTAATGGAGGTCCATCATAACTAACACCACCTTTTGATGATCCACTAGTAAGACCTTTACCATATACTATTTCAGTTTTACTTGTAGGAGGAACTCTAAATTTACAAGTCCTTCCTTGTAAATCATAAAACTCACCATCAGTAGCAGAGCATATAATATCTGCCCAATCATTATCAGTCCAATCTTCCATCTGTATAACATTCTTACCTTTGTTTCTTAACTGAATATTAGAATTATTATTACCACCAGCAGTAGAACCACCTAACTGAACAGTATGAGTTTCACTACCTGAACTTTTTCTTAAGTGAGTCCAAGTTGTAGTTCCTATTTTAATACTACTCAAAGCTGTTCCAGATCTTCTTGGATTATCATTCCAACTATAAGTTAAGGTAACTTTAGGACTTCCTGTAATAATAAAACTTTTTCCATCCGAAGCAAACTTGGCATTACCATTTACAACATTATCAATCGTAAAGGAAGCATTTACATCAAATCCATTACCAGAATCATCATCAAATTCAAGTCTTTTTGCATTAGAATAACGTAAATCTCCTGGTTTTTTTAATCCTGTATATTTAATTCCTGTTGCACCTGACACAGTTCTTTTACTGCTACTGGTTAATCTTACATCATATACTTTACCAACTTCAATATTATGAGTATGAGTATTTTTTATTTGAGGTCCATCATATTCTTTAGAATCAAGGAATAAAGGAGCACTGGTCAAACTACCATCAAATAAAGTAATTGAATTAGCATAAAGAGATGCAGAACTTGTCTTAAATGTAACATCTACATTTTTTGGACCCTCAACAGTAGTTTCAGTTTGAGTTTGTTTAGATGCCCAATCTGCAGTACTAAAAACTTTCTGATCTATTGTATTGTATATAAATTGTTTTTCATTCTCAACCTCAACAGTTATATCAACTGTTTTCTTTTCTAAAAATATTTTTTTAGCTTTAGGAGAGTTTGTTTTGAAAGACTCCAACTTCTTATCAGTATCAGGTCCAAGAACCTCAACACCATCAATAAAAAGTTTTCCAAAATTATCTACCGTTCCCTTTACTCCATAAAATCCTTTATAAGGTAGTGGAACTCTCCATGTATTCCTATAAACAGTTCCAGCACCATCAGTTCCTTTCAATCCTAAAGGAGGAAGAGGAGAGAGTCCATATCTATTAGTAAACTTACTCCAAGCATCCACTCTTACTGGATACCATATTTGATCAACATCCGTAGTAGATCGAGTAGTCCAAATAGGATTGTTAGGGCATCTACCTTCTTGTATTTGAGGTGGTTCCTTGGGTGTGGGAGCCATGGGAGCATCAATAGTCATCGCAACTCCAAATGGATTTTGATTCCAAGATGCAGCAGAAACAACTTCAATTTCATTACTAACAAATGCTGCCTTTACCTCAACAGCAAGAACCATTGGATTTCCATTTGCTAATGGATTACCTGGAATTTGCTCAAGAACTGCTTTTAAAGTATAAGTACCAGATTTAAAATATTTTATTTCTGTAGATTTACCTGTTCCTGTTCTATGATCTCCACGGATTTGAAATCCTTTTTTATCCAATACAATATCTTTAACATTAGATGATGTACTCTTACCACTAAATGTAAGAACGACATTATCATCAACCATCGTCGAAATAGAATAATTTCCATCTTCAGGGAATGTAATATTATTCCAAATAATTTCATGGAATCCTGCATAGTCATCAGTAGATGCATTAGGATAATCTGGATATCCAAGAACAGTTTCTTCAATCTGTTTAGTAGTTGAAACTGGAGTAATACTAGTAATCTTTACATCAGCATTCCAATCATTTCCACTAGCATCTAATAAACCAATAGTATCTCGTGCATTATTAGGAATAGGTGTTCTACCAACTCCACCAAGTATTTTTACTTCATATTTTTTACCAGAACTAAAAACACCAATTCCCCTATCAGTAGCTCTTGTGACCCATTCCCTCTTCATGAAAATTTCACCATCATCTGCTTGTATCTTTACTTCTCTTACAGCAAGTCCACTTCTTCTTGGATTATCATTTACATTTAATTGCAATCCAACCTTCACTCTTCCATTACCAATAACTTTTAGATAAGTTTTTCCATTATCACCAACCTCAAATTTTACACTAGGAGGTGCTCCAGTAGGTGCAACCTCAACAGTTTTTGATCTTTTCTTTTCTACCTTTGCAACTGCAGTAGGATCAAAAGGAAGAACACCAAATCTATTAACAAAATCAGCATCATTCCACCCCTTGTGACTGGGATTCATTTTCCACAACTTTCTATTTGCTTTGTTTATAAAATCAAGAGTATTAAATACCTCTGCTCTTGTTCCTTTTTGGTTTTGAGTAGAACCTCCTTCATTAACAGCAGGAGGATCAACTATAAAACTACAATTATTACCACTTATACCAAAAAATCTTCCATTATTTACAGAACAAGTAACATCATCCCAAGACTCATCAGTCCAATCTTCCATTACTAAAACTTTTTCACCTTTAGTTTTCAATTGAATACGAGAATTATTATTACCACCTATGGTAGATGATCCTGACAAAGTAATAGTATGCGTCTCACTTCCTCTTCTACTATTAGTTTGTGTCCAAGTTTTACCTAAAATTTTAATTGCATTAAGAACTTTTCCAGATATACTCGGACGGTCATTCCAACTATAAGTTAATGTAATTTCTACTTTATCCCCTTTAACATCAAAACCATTAGCATCTGATGTAAATTTAGCTGTTCCTCCATTTACCCTATCAATAGTAAAGGAAGCATTTACATCAAATCCATTAGATGAATCATCATCAAATTCAAGTCTAGTAGAATTAGCAAAACGCACATCGTTTGGATTTTTTAACCCACTAAATTCAATACCTTTTGATGTAGTAGAAGTGCTAATTCTCTGATTACTACTTCTTAATTTTACAGGATAAACTCTTCCATATTCAAGTTTTTTAGTGATTGTTTCTTTTATATCTTTACCATCACCATACTCTTTAGATATATCAATACCCAAATCTGGAATTTCAAAACCAGTAGCAAAAAGACTAGCTGTACTAACTGTAAAAGTAACTTCATCAGAAGTAGGAACTATCTCCGACTGGATCTTCTTCATCTCCATTTTAGGTAAATTAAGGAGATCAAGAGTGATCTTACGCGTTCCTGCACTCACAAATTTTTTAATTTTTTGAGGAGGAGATAATGTATTTCCTGCAGCACCACCTGATCCTAATAAAATCTTTTCACCTACTAAATCATTGTCAATATATAAATGTGCTTGATTATCTGCTTGAACATTAAAAATATACTCTCCATCCCAAGGAAATTCTTCTTCCCACTCAAGTGCAAAAGTTTTTCCTGATTGATCTGTGGCAGGGACATTTGATATTTGTTGTGGAGATATTCCATACTTATTAATAAAACTTTCTTTATCATACTCCCAATATGAACCAAAAAGATAAGTTACATCTGGCATATTAGGTATACATTCACCTTCACATACCCGTTGCCACTCAGGTTGTTGTTTCATTCCCTCCTCAATCTGAGCAAGACTCTGACCACTAGCCCTTAGATTTTCCCAATATTCTATTCCAGCAGGTTCTCCTCTTCTTCCAAATAATTTTATATAAAGATTATCAATTTCACCTCTAGGATTAATTCCTGGATTTGCACCCCATGCCCAATTATATACATTAAAAACTTCTCTTGTAACTTTATCTCCAGATGTTACTCTTAGAGGTGGTTTTTGTCTCGTTGTCCACCATCCTTTAATTCTATTACCATCAATAATAGTGCCATCCTTTAAAGTCGCAAGAAACTTTTGATATTTTTCTATCTCATAACGAATAGGATCTCTCCTACTTTTACCAACTTGTAAATAAGATGATGGATCCCACTTACCCAAATCCTTACCATCTGCACCCCATCTTTGACCATAACCAATTTTTTCCCTGATTATTTCAGGAGCACAAGTTTCTAAATCATACTCTTCATAATCTTCCTCTGCATCAAATTCTTCTATTAAAACTGTACCATCAGACTCTCTTGTCTTAACGAATGCTTGAGCAACCACACCAGATCCTTGCCCTGTATCATCACTTATATCAACTATAGGAGGATATTTATATCCAAAGCCACCATGAACAACCTGAACTGCTAATACAGAACCATCAATACCTATAATGGGAGCTGCCTGAACTCCTACTCCACCACCACCATAGAAATCAACTGCTGTTTTATCTCTTGCATCACTAGCACCTTCTTTAGTAGTTCCTCCAACAATAGGAGTTGAAAGATCAAATGCATCATCAATACTTTTCTTTGTATCTCCCTCTAAGTTTAATCCAACAATACCACTGCATCCACCCTCATCTTTGGGATTTGCAGACATTTTGCTTGGTAGCATGTCTTCTGGACGTAACTTATTAACTTCGTTTATATTAAGATATTCTACCTTATCCCTATTCGTAAAAATAAACTGAGTACCAGGATTTAACTTGGCTTCAACATTTGCTTCATAGAGGCCAATATTATCAACATAACCCCTATCAGTTGAAATATATCCAACCTTAATATCACATTTAGTTGTTGGTCCGAAAAGATCGAATGACATATCTTAGTTCTCTATAACAGTTATTTATTAGAACATATTGAACTCAGATTCGTCAGCAACAGCTTCATCAATCTCATCTTGAGTAAAAGAAGGATTATCCGTCAAGTCAACATTAGAAGTAGCTTTTGTCGGTTGAGCAAACTGTTGAACAATTTCACCAGGAATACCACGATCTTTGATTTTTTGAACTGCTTCATTAACTGCTGGTTTACTAAATATTTGACTTGCCTTTGATCCAGATCCACCACTACAAAATTGATAGTAATCAGAAACTGCTTTATTTGGTGGAAGTTCAAAAGGAAAAACATTCATCTTAATATTCTCAAAATTTAATGCTGATGTCATATTACCTTTAATATCCCCTAATTTAGAAAGCACACCAGTAATACCTCCAAGTGCTCCTCCTGCAGTAGACATCTCAGTCATCATATCACCTATAAATGAATCCATACCATCAAGTATATTATTATTTGTTTCTTCTATCTTAGTTCTATTAGCATCTATAATTGCAGCTATGGCATCTTCTGATACACAAACAGGAACTCTGGGTACTGCTTTTGGTTTTTCATCTCCTGTGGATATATCATTAAATGCTGCATTTAATGCTTGGGTTATTAATCCTGGTCCATCATCAGTATCATCTATTTTTAACATATTATTCAATACACCTTCCATCAAACCACTCATACCACCTGTTATTTCATTAAAACTTGACAGCATATTCTGAGTCATATTATCTTTCAGATCAAGCATTTGCCATCTTTTACATGCAGGTAGAGCAGAAACTGCAGAAGTCATTTCTTTATTTAATTTCTTCTCACTATATTCCATTACCTTATCCATCATAACTTTCATATACTTTGATTGAGTTTTGGAAGAGTCACTAATAACTTTCTTTAAATTTCTAACTCCTTCTGTTATTGAAACGGCATCAGTATAACTTGATAGTGCATTCATAGCCTTATCAATACTCTGAGTCATATTATCCATATCGGTCTGCACTGCTTTATTGCAAGACTCAACGATATTATCTGGATTTAATAAAACCCTCTTCTTACAAAATACCTCATCTAATTTAATAGTAGCAGCAGTTTGAATATGAGGTGATTCAGATTCAATTGTTGCTCCTGGATTTACCTTTGATCTAAATGAGTTTGCTTCTTTTTTAAGTGCTGCCATTCCTGAAGCAACTCTCTTTTTAATTAAATTATCTTGTGCATCTTTAGAAAAACTAGGATTGTCTTTTAAAATTATTTCTACTTCTGCTTTTGCACTATTAATAAATTTTTGTTGTTCTGATGATATTGGAATATTAATAGGTAATCCAAATTTGTTTAATTTAACACCAGGAACAGGATCAGCTAATTGCTTTGCCTGTTTAGGATCTTTTGGTTTATCAACTACCTTATCACCATCGGGAACATCAGGTTTACTCGTTCCTTTATAATCTACATTTCCTTCAGCAAAACCACTCGTTGCTAATTTTCCTGGTTGGGTATTACTAACTCTATTATCACCAATTTTAGTTGCCAATTCTGTCTGGGAATTATTTCCCATCACTCCCATAATTACAGGTTGTTCTTGTTCAGGACCGTCTAAAAAGAAACCAAAAACAATATTACCCTGTCTGATCATGGAAGTTTGACCAGAAGATTGAAGATATGCACCTGCAGTAACAGGATACATTATATTTGCCCAAGGCAAATCCTTAGATTCTATTCCACCTTCACCAGCATCATGAAGACCAAAGATCCTTACTTTATACCTATATCCCCAACCAGGAACACTTTGCTTATCCTTAAACTTAGTAGGATTAATATTATCGCGCCAATAGGAATCATCAGAAACTTGACCGATCCACCAATTGAATCCTTGTCCAAGAAACTGTTGATTAAATAATCCTCCTCCTTCTACTGCCATTAGTCGTCGTATACTCTACATTCCAGTGAATCTGGATGATTATCACAATATACCTCTAAATGCTTATCCTCGTGCCTTGTGTGCCAATCATTAATCTTACCATCATTCTTATCAACTTCATCCTCTGAGTGGGCATGGAAGGCATCGTTGTGCATCTTCAAATCCTCCTCAGTATATTCAATCATACCATGATTGATATGCTCCTTATGATCCTTGGGATCAATATACACCTCGTGGTCTAGATCGTGATTTGGAGTGTTGGTTGTCATAAATTCCTCTTAGTTAGTTTTACCCTTAGTTGGATTACCATCTCGACCAAAGGAGTCTCTAATCAAATTCAACTTAGTATAAGTCTCTTTGGCAGTAATGTAATGACACAAATCTGCTATAATATATAGACCTCCATCCTCCTTATTTACTTCGTCGCCACAAGCTTTGTTTTGACTTTCACCTATTTGAGGAATGTCCATAAAGACTGCATCACCTGCATGTAAAGAGAACTCACCAGGTATTGTAATTGTAATTTGAGAAGCGAATAATTGATTATACCTCATAATCGACTGATTTACAACCTCATTCTTCTCAAAGTTTTCTTCCTCTGCTTTTTGAATTTGATCCGTGTCAGTATCACCTATGTGTTTTTGTCCTACAGTAGTAAGATAATATGTAGTTCTAGTATAATCAACATCTGCACCTTCCTTTTTAAAAGTATCATTCTCAATTGGCAATTTTTTTCCAGCTAGTTTTAATTTTCCTTCATTTTCATAAGCATTAATAATTTTAGTTTCATACATTGTATCAAAAGGATTAATTGAGATACTACGCATCTTGTAAGCTCCTAGTGCATTTTTCATCTGAACATTTATACGATTATCTACATCTAATGTAAGAGCTTTTACATCATATTCAGGTGGAATACCCTTACCTGATGTATCAGGAGTTTCATTATAGATAATTGATATCTTTTTTTGTTGTGATAACAATGTATCAATAGACTTAAATTTATAACCCTCAGAAGTCTCAAAGAAAAAATATCCTGCGCTAAAACCAAGTTCTTGACTTCCTGCTGATACTGATTTTTTAGATAAATCATTAATTACATAAAATGGTTTATTATTCTTACCAGTATAATTCATTGAATTTTTAGTATCTTCAATATCTAAATTCTTTTCAGTTTTTAAAACTTCATCAAATACCTTTTTTACCTGTTCAGATAATGTTTCAGCAGAACAATATTTCACTCTTACCTCATCATTATCAATAAATTCTTGAGTTACTAAATCTAATTCATATGCCTTAGTTGTTGTTTGCGAATCAGTAGGAAGAGTGGTAATTCCATTAACAATTAAAGGATTTTTTCCAGATGAACTAAACTTTATGGTATTATCTTTATTATCTGTAAACTTTAAACTTACTTGCTCTTTACCAACTATAGGCAATCCTTCAACAGCACTTATTTTCTTTTTATCCTCTCTTGTTCTTGAATTATTATTACCCTGACCACCAGTTTTAACTGTTCTTGTCATCGTATTACCAGCATCATTAAAAACTACAGATGCTCTTATACTATCTTGTAAAATACTCTCATAGTATAATACACGAACTGTTCCACTTATTAAACTTACAGTGGAATTTTTATTTTCTTTAGAAACAACATCTATCGTCTGCAAAAGAGCAGGCGCAGATGGTCTTACAGTTGTTTTTTTATTTTTGTTACCTTTTCCTGCCATAGTTATTCCTCCTACTTATATTTAACCACTTTTGTAAAGTGCATCACTAATTTCATTATCACTACCTCCACCACCAACACCAACTGCTGTTAATGACTCTTTAGTCTCTGTTTCTGTAACAACATCACTTCCAGTTTCAGATCCAGATTTAACGATAATAGTTTCTCCTCCATTTTCTTCATAAGATGCCTCACTAGAAATACTATCAGCTTTCTTGGTAACAGAATCAACATCCATTGCAAGAAGATTTTCCATATTAGTTTTTTCAGTGCTCCCATCTTTTGCATTTATAACATTCTCATCTTTAGCACCACCAGTAATCATTTTTGTCAGTTCCCCAAGATCTGGAAGTTTTTTCATTAAACCATCTATCTTACCTTTCATTCCCATTGCTCCTGGTATAGCACCAATAATAGCATTTTCTTGCCCCATAATAGTATCTGGGAACATATCTCTTGCAAACAAATACAAATCAATTGATAAAGAAGCTGGCCAAGTTGCTCCAGCAATATCCAATCCAGCAGCAGTAGATTCTAATAAACCACCAACAGTATCTCCATTAGCAAATCTCTCATATGCAAATAAAACATTAAAAAGACCACCAATCCAAGGTAATGCTTTAGCACCCAACTTACCTAACATTTTTGGTGCATCAGACAAAGCATTCACCCCAACCTTTTTCAAAACATTGGTTGGCATAATATTAGTCAACTGCTTCAGTACAGTATCCTTTGCAGCAATAAGAGGTTTAAGTACTGGTTGTAAAAACTGCAATAAAGGTTGTAAAATTTTCTTTGATAAGTATTCTTGTCCTGCTTTTGTAAGTTTACCAAAACCTTCAGAAGCTGCTGTGGTAATTGAATTCCATCTCTTCTGTATGGCAGCACCAGCCTCTGCAGCTGCCTTCATAGTTTTATTAAAATTCTCTACCGCTCCTTTTTTTAACCAATTCCAACCACTACCTAGATTTGCTTTGGCCTTTGCAAAAAAACCAGGTTTTAACGGATCTCCTTTTGGAATCACACTCTTAATTTTTTTAGCTAAATCACTATCGGAAATTTTCTGTATAGTTTTCTGTAAATCAATTTCCTGTATATTCTTAATAACCTTTTTACTTTCCTCAATACCTTTTTGAACGACCTTACTTTCAACAACATTTTTAACAACCTTATTGTCAGTAACTGCCTTGACAATTAATTTAGGATCCTCAATAATCTCTTTAGCAACTTTAGAAATGTTGTCAGGTTTTATCGCTCTAGTAATATTACGAACTAATTTTTTTCTTATTGCAGCTGCATTTCTAAGAAATTTACCAACTGGCGTATTCTTCCACCATTTTTGAAGATTTACTTGCCATTTTGGTTTTGGTTTTGGTTTTACTCTTGGTTTTCCGTCTGGACCAAAATCCTCTGGTTTCCTTGGTTTCCTTGGTTTTTTATTATCAAATAAATCACCAAGTCCCATCGCTGAAGTTGCCAATCCAACCGCAAAAACAAGGTTCATTACCTTGGTTAGAGTTCCCATAAAGGACTCAAATTTTTCAGCAGCACCTTCACCAAACTTTTCTCCTATCCATTCTTTAGTCCCCTCAACTGCTTTATAACCCCAATCAATAAACGATACTAACCCATCAAGAAGTTTGCCGCCAACATCAATAACAAAATCAGCAAAAGCAGCTATTGGTTTAAGAAGTTTGACTATTTTAGGTAAAAACTTAATTAATCTAAAGGTGAGCCATCCCATGAGGACATCACCAAGAAATTTTTTAATTCCATCCAAGAAACTCATCTTGGGGATTAATTGTTTAGGAGTTTCTTCCTCACCATCTTTATCTGGTTTTTCTGTATCCTGTTCTTGTTGTGCTCTTAATTCATCTTCTTTTTGTTTTTGTTCCTTCTTCTGTGCTGCCTTATCAGCATCAAGATTTCCTTTTAAAAATTTATCAACTTTTACTAATTTTGTACTAATAGTATAAACAACATCCTTCTCATCAGAAGTTTCAGTTATTTTTCCACCAGAAGATCCTACTAAAGAAGTAGTAGGACGCACCATAAGATCTCCTCCCTTCTCAGCCTTTCCTAAAAGTTTATTTTTATCTACGACTGCCATTATACACTAATCCCCAATAATTTAATTTTTTGAGAAGACCTCATCGCAATAACATTAAAATTAGGAATTTCTGAAGAAGATTTTTCTGTATTTGGTTTATCTTCCATATTCTGTTTCTCTTCTTCATATGCAACAGTAACCTTCTTTTTCTCTGATGGTGTTATAACCGTAGCAGTTTTTCTTGGTTGAATATTTGCCTGTGATCGAGATTCACCACTCCAAGTTTTTCCACCCATAATATTACCAATACCACCAAAAAATCCAACTTTCTCATTGTCAACCAAACCACCTTCATTATAATTTTTAACTAAACCACCCCCATTATATCGTGATACAGTTGGTCTATTAGTTCCACCTCCTGCAGCATTCATAGCAGCAAGAGTATTTGCACCATACTTCTGAACTGCTCCTTTGGACATCACAAACTCACCAGCAGTTAATCTTGCAGGAACTTTATCTACTCCACCAGGTCCAGATACAAAACCACCTTGTTTAAATTCAGTTGGTGCAGGTTGATCTGGGGATCCCATCTCTATTTGATCTTTAAAGGGCAAAGTACCAATAAATTGAGTAATTGAATCTAAAATTTTATTATTCAACTCAACAGGATCCGTTTTAACCATTGGATCTTGCTGCTGCTCCATCCCAGTACCATCTATACCAACAACACCATCAGATCCAACAGCACCATCTATACCAGCAACACCATCAGCTCCAACAGCACCATCAACACCATCAGTAACATTATTAATATTTTCTGTCATCCCACCCATTATATTTTCAGTTGTATTAACTAAACCACCTTCATTAAAATGTTTAACCAATCCTCCACCATTATAATTTGTATTAAAATTACTATAATTTTGAACTAATCCCCCACCATAATAATTTGTAGTAAAATTATTAACAGATATATCACCTTCATTAAAATTAGGAACTAATCCTCCACCAGCCATCTGAACACCAATTTCTGATTCAAATGAAGGATAGGACTCCGTTTCCACCTCCCCTCCTCCACTAAAAAGAAGAGCACCTGAACCAGCTTTAGCTAATAATTTTATCCCTTTTGGACCCATTGTTGTTAAAGCACCAATAAGTTTGGGAATAACGGTTGCTGCAAGTTTTACACCCCAAACGACAAGTCTACCCAACATTTTAGCGACAAATGATGTAAAGGTATTTCCAAACAACAAATATGCAGCCAACATTGTAGGCCACCAATCCTGAAAGAATTTAATAATACTATCCAATTTACCTTTATTCTCTTTATTACCAAACCAATTTAATATTTTAAAAAGAACTCTACCTAGAATAACTTTTCCTAGAAAACCCAAAAATGAATCCCATGCACTCTTCATGGGTGCAAGTAATTTGGTTGCTGTTTTCTTTAATCCATCAAATACTTTAAATTCTAACTTATTTTCTTTCTTTCTTCTCTTAAACCTCTCTAATGTTTTTCTAAACCAACTCTGTTGTTTCTTATCTTGCTTCTGATCTTCTTTTAGAGTTTCAACAATAGAAGTAACACTATTACCAATCTTTACTATTGCACCACCCTTCGCTTTAGCATTAGGTTTTTTTTCCTCTTTATCAAAAAACTTAGCTGGACTTATTTTTTTCTTAGTTACTTTCATTCCTGCACTTGGTGCAGCTGCTTTTCTTTCCTTTCTTACTCTTATTAATTCTTTTTGTAAAATATCTGCTCTTTCACGACCACTAGCACCAACTCCTTGCAAACTAACTATAGATTCCATCAAGGCACTAAGATAGTCCTCATCGGTTTCGATGTCAACCATCTCATATCCGAGATCGGAAAGTATTTTTATTGGACTAATCTTAACTGGCATTAGATTGTTGCTGTTGCTTTAACTTTTCTTCCTCAAGATGTTGTTGAAGTAGAGCCACATAGATGTCTCGTTCCCAAGGCATCATATTTTCAATCTCTGTTAAGCTATATTTATGGTACTGCATCAAGGCAAAATTTAATTTGAAGTAACCCTCCAAATTCATATGCAGTAGGGCTATGCGAAAAAAGACGCTAAACCCTCCAATACAACTTCACTCTTCACCTTTGTCTTAGGATTAGTAACACTAATACTATGAGAAAGTTTAGGCATTGTCTCAAAGAACTTCTCAATTTCCTTAAACTGATTAGAGTTCATTTGCTCTAAGAAATCTTTCATTTCCTTCTTAGTACAATCAGCAGATGCCCATACCTCATCTTCAGTATAGATCTTATCAATACAAGTAGCAATCAACTCAAATGATTGATCCATCGCATTCTTTTCATTAAAATCAAAATTATTTTTAATAAATTGATCAAGTGATGGATACCTCATTTCCATCATAATAGAATCATCTACTTTGATTTTATTAGTATGATCATCATTTCTTTGAACTTGAATATCATCTAAGTTAATAGTTACTGGAACCTGAGTTTTCTCATCATCAGGGCAGATAATATTAACTTCTAGATCCTCTCCAACAGATTTACCACGAATATTTAAAAATAGATACTCAATATCAAATGTAGGAAGATCTTCTACTTTAATTCCTTTGCTAAGAATACAACTCTTAAGAACTGCTTTGATAGCATTGGTAATTTGTTTATTATCTTCGCTCTCAAGAGCAATTACAAGAACCTTTTCTTCTTTTACAAGAAATGGTCTATATTTAACAGGTTTACCTGTCGAAGGTAACTCTAACTCATAAGTCGGAGTCGCAATTTTTGGTAAAGGCATAATTTACTTTAGCACTTCAGTATTGTTATTTAGTGGGGTTATTTAGGGTCTTGGTGGAGTTACGGAAGGAGGAATCATAGGTGCTGGTCTAGAAAAAGGAATATCACCCAATGCTGCTTCTGCAAATCCACCAGCAATATCTCCAAGAAGATCATTACCCGTCAATCTATCAACCGCAGCATTAACTATACCACCAGCTAAACCTGCTGCATTAAATCTTGCCTGTCCTCTAGGAGTAGTTTGTGTATATGCGGCGGTCTTATGTAAGTTCTTTAAGATATATCTTACATAACTCAAAGATACTGTGCATTTTAATAATGAAGATGTATCATAAGAAACTGGCATAGAGTTTATTGCTAAAGGAAATACTCTAATAAACTCATATTGTAGCAGATTTTGATGATCTTTCTCAAACTTTGTAACTTTTAATCCAGCAGAAGCAATATAACTATCAGGATATTTTATTCTATAGTCATAATTAGATTGCATCAATTGAGTGTCTTGATCTCCATCACTAATATTTCTACCATTAGTGATAAATGAAATCCACTGCTCAAAGAATTTAATTGGTTGGTATAATCCAGCATCCACATAAAAAGTTAAATCTATTCTATCATCAAATATTCTTCTATGAACATGCTTCTCTGTTACACCTGTTCTATCATTATTAATTTCAAATGTTGCTAAATTAGAACCAGGAAGAGATGCTTCTGAACACATCAACTGAATCTTATCTTGCTTACCAACACCCCTCCATTTAGAAAGCGCATTAATAATGGGTATCTCAACTTCAAAATGAGAAGTAGTTGCTGGTCTTAATAAATTAGCCTTAATGTCTGAGACTCTTACTACTCGTGGCATTTTTATAAATACTTTTTGACCTTATATATTATGTATAAGAGATATGGCAGAAAGTATTAAGAGTATATTTAAACCCAAGAAACCAAAGAAATATAAAGGTGATATAACTAACATTATTTGCCGTAGTTCATGGGAAAGACAATTTTGCAATTATTGTGATCAAAATGAAAATATTACAGAATGGGGAAGTGAAGAATTTTGGATTCCTTACCGTGCTCCTGATGGTAGAGTCCGTAGATACTTCCCAGATTTTATTATTAAAGTAAAGGAAAATACTGGAAACTTAAAAACTTACGTAATTGAGGTAAAACCCCTCAAACAAACCAAAGCACCCAAAAAGAGGAAAAGAGTAACAAAATCCTACCTTTACGAATGTCAGACATATGCTGTAAATCAAGCAAAATGGAAAGCAGCAGATGAATGGTGTAAAGACAGAAAAATTGAATTTAAGATTATAACAGAAAAAGAATTAGGTATCAAATGAATAGAATTGAAGCAGTAAAAGATGAATTAGAAAAATCTATTAATGATCCTGAAGATCTAATGCTGATCATTATGGAAGCATTAAATGATACTGTAACTCCTATTCCTGAAGTAGGACAATTTTATACCTTTATATACAATGCAAAAACTCCTGATATTACATATGATCAACACCCTCTGATTGCTTGTACAGATTTGCAGTCATGGGGATTTAAAGGATTAAACTTTCATTGGAGACAATCTCGTAATTATACATGGGAAGAACTGGCAGGACAACTCTATATTGTTGAATATACTGAACTAGATGACCTTCTCAGATTTCCTTATGGAAAATTCATACTAAATAAGTAAAAAGACTATATCTAATGTCTGCAGTCACTAGCAAAAGAAATAAAATTGAAATTGGGGAAGGTAAAGATAAAAAAACTATCTATACCGCAACTAAAACAACGCCTACTAAAGATGCTGATGGAAATAAAACATATAAAGTAGAAATTGTTCAATATAATGCTGCTAGCGGTGGGGAAGAAACAGTAATAGGAGAAAAAACTGGTGGTAAAATAAATTATAATGATAATGCAAGTAAAGATATAACAGGAAACGCAGAAGCTCAAAAATCAATTAATAGTGCTTCTAAAACTCAAGCAAAAAGTATAGAATCCAAACTTGCATTTAATAATGCAGAATCAGAGGCTTATCATAAAGCAAACGGACATGGTAATCAAGGAACTGAATCTGAAAATAGTCAAGATAATCCAAGACCAACACCAGAACAAAGTGCTGAAGTTAATGCACTTACTGGATCAGCGACCGATGTTCTTAATGCAGGAGCAGGTAAAGCTGCTGCTGGCACAAGAGAAAGTGGATTTGGATCTTATGTATTCCCAAAGAGTTTAAGACAGGGAACAGATGGTCAAGACTTTTTGAAGTTTGATATGCTCAAATATGAACCAAGAGATTTTGATGACAAAACATTTTCTTTTAAGAAAAGATCAGACACAAATAAAAGAACTATAGGAACAGTTATTCTTCCTATTCCTGGTGGAATTCAAGACGGTCAATCTGTTGGATATGGTGATAGTCGCATGACACCTTTAGATATGGCAAAGGCTAATATCGCACTATCAACAGTAGCTGACGGATTTGGTGCTGGTGTGGAAGCAGCAGGGGATGCTGTAACAAATCTTTCTAATGCTATGGGTGAGAATAAAAAAGCACTTGCAGCAGTTATTGCAGGAATGGCAGCAGGAGCAGGTGATATGCTTACCAGAACTACAGGTGCTGTTACTAATCCTAATATGGAACTATTGTTTAATGGTCCTTCATTAAGAACCTTTAGTTTCCAATTTCTTCTTGCTCCTAGAAGTCAAGATGAGGCAAAAACTATCATTCAAATTCTTAGATTTTTTAAACAAGGAATGTCACCCATTAGGACAAAATCTAGATTATTCTTAAAATCCCCTCATACCTTCCAATTATCATATAGAAATTCTAAAGGTCAAGATCATAAGTACTTAAATAAATTTAAAGAATGTGCTCTAGCATCATTTGGTGTTAATTATACCCCAAATGGAAATTACTCCACATATGAAGATGGAGTAATGACTGCATATCAAATGTCAATGACTTATAGAGAACTTAATCCAATATACAACGATGATTATGGTAATGATGGTTCACTTCCTGCAGAAATAGGTTTCTAAAATGTCAAATTATTTTAATTTAGTCCCAGATTTTGAATATGTCAGCAGACTTCCTGATGCTAAAATATCAGACTATATTACTGT